GGTATATATTGCCTGAAAAGACAGGGGGGGTAGCCGTCTTACCTAAAAAAACCCCATCATTCATGCTTCCCTTGCGTAGATTGCATGACTTGCATAAGACTCTTAGATTATCTAGGTCATGAGTTCCACCAACCTTGCGTGGAATGATGTGATCGATGTGCATCTCACCTTGATCAGTGCCACAGATCTGACAGATCCTGCCATCGCGAGCAAAGACCCGGTCACGCTGTGATCTATACCTTCGACTGTTTAACTTATCTAATGCCATGAATGTTTCTTCCAATGATCTAGAGCTGCACAGAAGTCTGGCTCATCATACTCCGTTACACCATAGCGATTGATCACATATCGACTAGACCAATCGTATTGTTCTTCTGGATTAGCTGTTGCTAACCATTGTGATCGACCTTGAAGGAATCCATGATGGCTACCATTAACAGCATCAAAGTTCCAGTTACTCTCTTTCGTTGCAAGAGTATCTAAGCAATTATAAGTGTTAACTGTTAAATGGCTTTTAATATAAGTTTTAATATCTATTGGTTTAATCTCTTTTACTTCGACTGCTTCAGCAGTCTCAGTTGAACCCCATTCATTTATGAATAGAACTCCCCCGAAAGCTAACATCGCGGTCGCGAGCAACCGCGCACACGCGCTCGCTAGCGATTTATAGCGTAGCATCGATGTCAAATCCATTGCAACTCCTTTGTATAAGTGCAGGTCAGAGGCTTAGTCTTGTAAGCAATCATGACGGACTGTTATATCGAAGGCGCACATCTGGCAACCCATTGGCTCATAACAGTAAGCGCACATGTATTCGAATTGGATCTCATCACAGCAGCTGAAGTGTGCAGTGCTATCAGACTTTAACTTGTAATCGAATGGCATTACTTATCCTTACCCCAGCCAGTACCTTTGAAGATCGCTGGAGTGGCTGTGAATACCCGAATCATGGGAGTTGAACAGTGCAGCACCGGGTTAGCAGCTGCGCTCATTGAGTGTTCTAACTCTTGTGTTTGCCCACAAACTACACATTCATAATCATAAAGTGGCATTGTGATCCTTACATGTTTGACAATAATCGTTAGTTAGTACCCAAGTGCCACAGCCTTTGCATCGGCTTGGCTCTGCTCTCATGCCTGGGTAATTAAGTTGATTGAGTAGCTGAACCAGATCTGAGAACCGAAGCATTGCTCCGTACTCCCCAGCATCTTCACCCTGCCCGTTGAATCTCATCACGACGATCGACAGCTTCCCATCTGCTCTCTTTCGTGTCTGATCCAGCCACTCCTTCGGTTGGAAGGCACTCCGCGCTTTCACTTCGATGTCGAACGGGACACCTATGACATCACTGCCTTGCCTACCTGCCCCAGCACTGTCTGCATAAGGGAACCACGTTTTTAGGTACTCAGCGACGCACTTCTGAGTGCGGTATCCCCTATGTTTACGATGCTGGGAAGCCATTAGTTACAACCAGATCGCTGGGCATTGTTCTGCCCGATTCTTAGCCGAACAGGTATAGCCTTCATAAGGCTTGCCTGTCTTTGATGATGTGCCAGTCTTATGAATCATCGATCCATGCTGGCACTTTGGTGGTTGAGGTAATTCTTTTGCATTAAGTTCATCAGCTAGTAAGTTCATCGCTGAACTCAGACTTGGTGCGCCCTCGACCTTAACGACTTCTTGAACATCTTTAGGACTTTCAATCGTCCAGGCATCTGCTACTGGTTCTGGGAACTTTTCTTTGAGAATGGGTTTTTCCGTCTTGATTGTATTGGGTGACCCCACTGATACTTTGACCATTTCCTCTCGGGAAGGCCGTCTGCCTTTAGTAGCAAAACCTGCATTCGCAAGTGCTCTGCCGATTGCGCTAGTCTCGCAGTTTTCAAGTGCACTAGTGGCATTAACGCCGCGATCAGAATCCTTCTCTTCAGCAAACCCAGTCGAGTATGCGACTTGGTCGAGATAAGTGCGGTAGAGATAGGCCTTAACAACATATCTATGAGCTTCACAAACTTCCAATTCAGTTGATACCCGTCCATCGGGAAACTCCTTCCAGAACTTTTCCAGTCGGCTTTCGACTGTTTCATAATCAGCCAGGTTAAACGCCATGATCGATCTCCTCTTGCTTTACTAGAAACTCGGCTTGCTCGGTTAAAGGCCAGTGAGATCCATCTGGCCAAATAGACACCCAGACAGCACAAGGCTGGCAATAATGTCGGTTGATTCCTTTAGACTTAGCGTGCTGACTTACCACAGTCCAAAGAGCTAGTGTTTTGCCTTTGCCATTAGGGTGATCTTGACCCCAACGCATCTTGCAGTAATCACACCATTGACCGGGCTTGGCCTTAGTAACTGTCAAGGTCTGTCCAATCAGTTGATGTAATAGAGCCAGCGATTGCAGAGTAGCTACAGATGTCTTTGTAACTGTCTGGGTGGTTTGCCGTTGTTTTAATTCGCGAGATTTTGGTGAGGATAAGACAGATTGCGACTTCGTGTGGCTCGATGTTCTTGTCAAGATACACACTCCAGAGTCTTGCGATTTGAATGTGATTGAGAGTTGAATCGCCGTACTCACTACCTCGCTCGACGAGGAGTTGCTTGGCTTCATCGAGGATTTCACTGGCCTTCACTCTGACCAGAATGTGTGTCGGGCAACTGAGCGACCCAGTGCGTAGCCTTCTTCTTTACCTTCTTTGAATCCCATGCCATATCCAGCAGCTATGCCAACAACTAAAAACGCTAACATAACTAGATAAAAATAAAGATCTGTGTTCATTTTAGCCCTTTCCATCAAGTCAACGGTTGACTGATAAGGCTTAAGGTACAGGTTGCCGAGGACTAATCAATCACCTTTTGATAACGAAACGGTAACAATTCTGCATCGTCCATGTGGTCATCGATGTCGCGCCGTAGCGGATTATCGAGATCGTCCATACCTGCGACCGTTAACGGCAAAAGTCCCGTCCTTTTCTATGTGAATGATTGATACCTGAACACCCTTGGCATCTTCTTCGAGGATTAAGAATGCCTGTTGCCAGTTCATTGTGCCCTTCGTGTATGCAGCTTTGCGAATGTCCATAAGATGTCCACCCTCGAACCCTCGCAGAATGCGCCCTAATTTGCCCCCAGAAGCCTCTGTGAAGGCAGATTGGCCAGCGCGGTGAGTGTGTCCGCATATCACGCTAAGCCCATGCCTACGGGCTGCTTCTAGGGCTGTAAGGCCAGGCGTAGGTTTGATGGCCTGTTCATCTCCATGCACTGCGACATAACCCTTAGCAATGGGAAATGGCTTCTTGTGGTAAGAGATTCCCAGTTCATCGAGCTTCATAAACTTTTCAAAGCGAAGTTCTGGTAATGACAAAAATGCTGGGATCTTGTTCATGATCACATTGTAAAGACGATCAGTGTGATTTG